AGGCGCGCTTGTAGCGGTTCGCCCAGAAGTCGATATAGGTCTGCGCCTTCTCGATCGGCGTCCGCATCGTGATCGAGAGCCCGGCGGCGGCGGATCCATAGATGATCCCGAAGGAGACCCCCTTCGCTGCGCTGCGCGCATTTTTGCCTTCCGGCGTCTTCTTGTCGATCTTGTGCCCAGCGATCACCGCAGCGACCTCGGAGTGCACGTCTCCGAAGACGACGTCCTCGAGGAGCTGGTCGTCTCCGGAGAGCAGCGCGAGGACGCGCATCTCGATCGCCGAATAGTCGTAGGAGACGAGCAGAGATCCGGCAGGCGCGATGAAGCTCTTGCGGACGCGCGTCTGATCCTCGTCGTCAGCGAAGAGCTTCTTGTCGCGCGGCACTTGTTGCAAGTTCGGGCCGGAGCTCGAGAAGCGGCAGGTGCGCGCTGCGCCGACGTTAAAGCGCGCGCGGACCCGACCGTCCGGCGAGCGCGCCGCCGTGTCGATCACAGTCTGCCCGAAGCTCGAGATATATTTCTGGATCCTCCGGTAGCGCGACAGCGCATCGAGCGCAGCCTCGACCGGCGTCCCGGGGAAAAGCCCGGCCATTTTTGCCAGCGCCTCGCCCGAGATCTCGAGCTGGTTCGTCTTCTCGGTCTTGGGCCAGACGGAGAGCACGCGATCGGGAAAGATCCGCGCGAAAAAATCGGAGAATTGCGGGTTAGAATTTAGGTTCGCGACCTCGGTCTCGGGGATCAGCGCGCGGACCTGCGTCGCGAGCTCGTCGCGGATCTCCTCCCAGCGGTGCACCAGCTCCTTGTGAGCGCGCCGATCGAGCAGCATCCCCGCCTCTTCCATCTCGATCACACCGAGCGTCATGTCATCGAGGAGCTGGGCGGCGCGGTCGTGGGCGGAGGTCGTCTTCTCCTGCCAGTATTTCCAGAGCTCGAAGGTGACGTCGGCGTCGCGGATCGCGTATTCGAGCTGCGACGCAGAGAGCTCCGGCGCGCCCCAATTCGAGACCTGCTCGTCCTTGGCGAGCTTTTGCTCGAGATCCCACAGGACCATGTCGGCCAGCGCGAAGCGACCGCCTCCCATACGAGCGCGCCGGAGGTGGCCGACGTCGACGATCTCGGGCGTAACACCGGCTGCGATAAACCATCGCATCTCAAATCCAGAATTGAAGACGACCCAAGGGCCGGGCGGGACGAAGAGATCCGCACAGGCGACGAAGCCGCCGGGGATCTGATCAAAGTCGATCACGCAGCGCACCTCGGCGTTGCGGAGCTGGGCGAGCCGCACGCGCCCGTCAACGGGCCGCAGAGACGTCGTCTCGAAGTCGAGCGCGGTGGCGGTATTACATTTCAACAGCACGCGCCACAGCGCCGCTCTGGTCGTGATTAGGTCGTATTCCATGCGGCAGATCCTTATGAAGGTAGGGAGCGCGCAGGGCGCGCTCCCGAGGTGTTTAGCGACGACCAGCCTTCGGAGACGCCTTCGGCTTGGTATAGGACGGCTCCGGAGGAGCCTCTCCATAGACCAGCTCGTCGGCAGAGATCGAGCCCGACAAGAACGCCTCGACGTCTGGGCGCTTCGCCCAGCCCGAGATCGCAAACTTCGGCTTGAAGTTCTGCGCGCCTTGAGCCGTGAAGCTCTCAGCACCGAATCCGAAGATCGGCAGCGCAGGCGCGCCGGAGGTCATGCGGCGGACCATCTCGTCGAGAAGGTCGGTGATCGCATTGCGGCCGGAGACCGAGTTCGTGACAAACTTGACGTTCGTCGCCGCGCCGTCGGTCGAGATGCAGCCAAAGCCTAGCGCGCGATGCCAGCCTTCACCCGTCTTGGTATTGTAGGGCGCGTGATCGGGCAGATCGACCTCCTCGACGGCGGCGCGCTTGTTATAGATCGACCATTCGACGCGGTCGATCGGCTTAGATGCTTTCCAGCAGATCCAGCCTTCGATGACGCTCTTCGGCTCGAGGATGAAAAGGACGTCGTCGGTGAGGTCGGAACGATCCCGGCCTAGAGCGTAAGATCCGGTCTTGCCCGAAAAGGCGAGATACTGGACGTTCGCACCAGATCCGGTGCGCTGCTCTCCGGTCGTGTCGGACAGCGCGGCGATCATCTGATCGTCCGAGATCTCGGGCAGGGTATTATTGTCGAGGTAGGATGTCAAAGAGGTCGTCATATTGTGCTCCATTTTTGCACGTTGCTACATTCCCGCGATCAGGTCGCGAGCGCCTTAACGGTCAACCGTTCCGACGGCAGACCGATCTTCTTGAAGGGCGTGAGATCGATCCCAGCCTTCTCCATTGCTTTTTGATCGAGCGAGGAGCGCCCAGCGACGGACGCAAGCTCGATCTCGATGTCGCCGACGATCGTCGAGGCGGTGTTCCGCTTGCGGAGCTCCTCCTTGATCTCTTCGGCGATCTTGTCCTTCTCGTCGGAGAGCTGATCTTGCGCCTCCTTGATCTCGACATAACGCTGCACGATCGCGTCGAGCTGCGAGCCGCGGTTCGAGCGCGTGGATGCCTTCGTCTCGGTCAGGTCGATGCCGCAGCGAGCAGCGTAATGGCAGGTCTTGCACTCGCCGCTCGAGCGCCCCTCGCGGTCGAGGCGGTCGACGTTTCGCGTCCGCAGCACTTGCAAGGCGCGCACCGACATCGGGGTCAGGATCTCTGGGTTCCGCTCGACCACATAGACGTCGAGCTGGTTAAAGTTCGAGGCGTCCATGTAAACGATCAACCCGCTCTCGATGTCGAGGCCGCGCACTTTGCGCAGCAGCTCCATCCCGATCTGGATCTGGGCGACGTGCCCAGCGCGCGGCAGGTTCGCCCGGTTGGTGCGAGGGTCGATCGTCTTGATCTCGAGCACGATGTGCGCGCTGGAGGCGTTGAACAGCACGCCGTCGGGCGTGGCCGAGATCCGCGTGTCTTCGTCAGCGACGCTCTCCTGATCTTCACCGGCGAACATCAGCTCGATGCCGGAGGCGCGCAGCATCTCGACGACGTATTTCTCGCCGTGAGTGCCGCGCCGGGCAAAGCCCCAATCCTCGGCGGCGGTGCTGGGCTCGTGCTTTGCAAACCATTGCTTGCGGATGCACGACAGCGCCTCGGAGGCGTTGAGATATTTTGAGCGGTCGACGCTCCATGTCTTGCGGGCGTCAATCACGTCAGCGCCGCGCAGGATCGCGCTCTTAAGATCTTCAGGTGTCATTTTGGCAGGTCTCCTTTGTTGAGGTTCAATTTGTATTGCTCGACAGCGATCCGCAGACGCTCCTTGTGGTGATCGCTCCCCGATATCAGAGCGGTTCGCAGATAGGATCGACAAAACCCGAGAGCGCGACTTGCAGACCCGAGCGATGGAAAGTGCAGGCCATCAATCTCGACAGCCTGCTTTCGTGTATGGCCCAGACCGAGCTGGTCCATATTCCCGCGACAGAGCGCGGAGTAAACGGCGTTAATTGTTACACCGAGCGCCTCGGACGTAGCCTTGACGGATGGATAAAGGACACCTCGCACTTCGACGATCACGCTTGTTCTCCTGCATTCAATTTCTGATGATGGCGCGCCTTCTCGGCGCTGATCTTGTGGATCGCTTCGTCGATCTTGGTCTCGGTCTCGAGCGTGTCGATGTGAACGTGGCGCTCCTGACCCATCCGATAAAGGCGCGCATAGAATTGATCCATGATCGCGGGGGACCAATCTTCCTCGACGACGATGATGCAGTTCCCGCCGCGCTGGAGGTTCAGGGAGACCCCCATCGCGCCGATCTGGCCGACGAGGACGTTGAGAGATCCGGCGTTGAACATCGCCTCAAGCTCCGACTTGCGCGACATCGAGGTGCGGCCGTCGAGGATCTCACAGCGCAGCCCCTTGGCCCGCACAGCAGCGCAGAGCCCGTCGATGACCTCGGTGTGCCAAGCACCGACAAGGACCGCTCCGGAGGTGTCTCCGGCGCGCTCTGCGATGACCTCGGCAGCGGCGGCGACCTTACCGAGCCCGATCATCCGGCGCATCGTCGAGAGCGCGGGATCCTTGGCGGCGAGCTTCTCCTCGACCTGCGCGCGCGACATCGAACGCAGATCCGCAAGCGCGGAGGTGAGCTCAGGCGAGCTCGAGAGTGAGATCGTGTAGCGGTTGTGGGTGATCGGGGGCATCGCAGCCCAGACGTCGGACAACTCGCGGCGGACGGCGACGCGGTTCTCGCCGGAGTAAAGGATCTCGCGCAGCTCTTCGGTGTTCCGCGAGCCGACGGTCATCGTCACGGGATAGGGCGCGCTGGGGAAAGTCTTTTGTTGGCGGACGGTGTAGCGGATCTGGAACCGCTCGATCGACAGACCGCCGAGCTTCGCCTTCATCACCTCCGGCGCAGCACGGAACAGGAAGGGGATCAGGTCGTCGTTCCAGCGCGTCGACGGCGTTCCTGTCAGGAGCCAAGAGTGCGCGAACGCGCCGACGAGCCCGCCGGATCCGAGGATCGCTTTTGTGCGCTTGGCGGTCGTGCTCTTGAGGGCGTGGCTCTCGTCGCAGATCAGGACGGGCCGCGTCTCGCCTTGGGCGAGCGTCTTGAGCTCGGCGGCGCGCTTAGTGGCGATCTCGTAGGACATCACGAAGACGCGCGCAGACAGGTCGATCTTGGCCGTGCCGGTCTTGAGGATCTGAGCCGATAGGCCGAGGTGATCTTCCGCCTCGCGGACCCACATCCGGAGCGCGATCGGCGGCGCGATGATGACGAGGGGGGAAGCACAGACGAGGCGAGCAGCCTCGAGCGCGGTGCGGGTCTTGCCAGATCCCATGCCAGAGAAGCACCCGGCGAATGCACGGGATGCGAGGAAGGCGGCGTCTTCGATCTGATGGGGAAGCAGTATCATGGCAGGTCTCTTTCGTTTTACATTGCTACATGGGCCGAGCTGGTCCGGTCCTCAGACATAGGCGAATGCGTAGGGGGCCGTCAACCCCCCGCGCAGATCAGTGCCCGGCGATCTCGGCGAGCTTCGCAGCGGCGATCCGCTGGCCGTTGAGTGCCCAAGTTTTGCGCCAATGCGGGCGCACGCCGTGAAGGCCGGTTGCGACGTCTTGCAGATCGCAATGCACGCGCCCGACGCCGTCGACGTCGAAGCCTTTCGAGCAAAACCAGATCTTATGCTTGGGATCTTCCGCTTGCAGCGCGGCGTGGCGGGCGAGGGTCGCGTTTAACATCTCGGTCATCGTCATGGCAGGTCTCCTTGGTTTCTGTTTCGATGGTCGGGTAGTAGACCTAGATATAGGACCGGTCTGCAAGCATTTCAAGGACCGATCTGAAGAAAAAAGAAGACCCGCCGAAGCGGGTCTCAAGTTCCAGCAGGGAGGTAGAATAGAAAGTCTTGCGGCGACCGCACCTCGTGGCCTATGGTGCGGACCTGCCAAGGAGCACAACAGGAGCTAAAACGATGCCACCAGACGGAGATCAATCACAACTGATAGCGGACGCGATCGCCGCATCTACTAAATACCCGATCTTTTGGGTCAATGTCTACACCGATCAGCAAGGCGACAAGCATAAAATCCCCGCGCTAAACCGCGACATCTGCGCGAAAAATAAATGGGGACAGGGGACCGGCGACGATTTCAAGGCCGGGTTCTACGCCGCGACGCAGGACCAGAGCGTCCTAGAGGCGATGTTCGAAGCAGCCGGGGGACGCGCCACAGCCTTCGGCGTGGCGACCGGCGCGGCGGATCTCGTCGTGATCGACGACGACCGCGCCAAGAAGGGCGACCCCGTCGCCGAGGCGTTCTTCGAGCGGCACGCCGTCGAGATCGCGAAGGCGCGGATCCACAAGACGACGAGCGGCGGCAAGCACTTTATCTTTGCAGCGCCTCCCGGGACGGTCGTCTCGTCGCGCAAAGCCTCGGACGCGATCGACATCCGCGCCTCGACGGGCTTCGTCGTCTGGCCCCCGTCGCTGGGCTATGTCGTCGTGCGGGACGTCGAGCCGCCGCAGATGTCGCGCGCGCTGCTCGCGGATCTCTTGCGGATGCAGACAGCCTATCGGGTGAGCGGGGCCGACGGGGCAGGCGCGGATCTCACCGGCGTCGATGTCGCCGACCTCGAGCAGCGGATCCGCAGCGGAGCCGACTTTCACTATACAACGCTCGAGCTGACAAAGCGGTGGGCGCTGGCCGGTATGGAGCACGACGAGGCGCTCGAGAAGCTCCTCGCTCTTTACGACGAGGCGCGTCCCAAGGGCGGCGCGGCGCTGGGCCGGTGGCAAAAGGCACGCAAGGACGCGGAACGGGCGCTCGATGGCGCGATCCGCAGGTTCCGGCCCAGAGATGAGCGCGCCGTACTCGATGCTCTGGCGGCGCTCCTCGGAGAGCCTCCGGAGGGCGTGATCGAGGAGGTCGAGACCGAGGTCGAGCTCGAAGGGCACGCACCGCGTCCGCTCCACACCTACGCGCCGCGCCGGTGGCTGCTCGGGAACATCCTGATCCGGCAATACGTCACGGTCCTCGCCGGATCCGGCGGCGGGGGAAAGACCTCGCTCGCGATCGGGTGGGCGCTCTCGCTCGCCTCTGGCAAGCCGGTGATGGGCGAGCGCGTGGGCAAGCCGCGCCGGGTGCTGATCTGGTCGGAGGATCCGCCCGAGGAGCTCTCGAAGCGCGTCGACGCAGCGATGCAGATCCACGGGCTCACGCGCGCCGACATCGAGGATCGTCTCCTCGTCGTCTCGATCGATGAGCTACGCATCACGATCGCGCGCTTCTCACAGGAGCTGCGCGAGGTGATCGCGGTCGACGTCAATGTGCTCAAGCAGATCATCGTCGCGAACCGGCTCGACGTCGTGATGCTCGACCCGATCGCCGAGCTGCACGAGCTCGAAGAGAACGACAACGTCCAGATGTCGAAGCTCATGGGCATGGTGCGATCGGTGGCGCGCGAGACGAAGGCGGCGATCCTACTCTTGCATCACGCCTCGAAGGCGTCGGTCGACGCCGGAAAGAAGAGCGCGGCGACCGCGACGCGCGGAGCGGGCGCAATCGTAAACTCGGCGCGCGTCTCGATGGTGCTCAACGAGATGACCGCCAAGGACGCCGAGGACTTCGGGATCCCCGCAGACGAGCGCGCGCTTTACGGCGAGCTCACGCGCCCGAAGGCCAACATGGGGCCGCGTACTTTCGGCGGAGACTTCGTGAAGGTCGAGCTCGTCCCCTTCGGGAACGGCGACGCAGACAACGACGAAGACGTCGTGGCCGTCTCGACGACGTGGAAGCGGTCGCCGGGCTCGCAGGTCGAGCGCGTGGGCGACATGGTGCTCGCGGTGCAGACCTTGCAAGCCTTGCCCCCGCAGGAGCGCCGCACGAAGGGCGCGTCGCGCGCAGACTACGCCGTCGCGAAGGCGCTCGGCTTAGATATGGGCTATGAGAAGGTCAGGGCCGAGCTGACGAAGGAGGAGAGCGCAGCGCGCGGTCGCGTGACGGCCGTCCTCTCGCAGCTCGTCGGCATGGGCGCGCTCGAGGTCGTCGACTTCAAGGACACCGGCCCGAGCAAGAACAGCGGCAAAGCGTATGAAGTCACAAAGGGCGGGCTCGCGCTCGTCCAGAACATGATCGGAGACGAGGATGAATAGGGCAGAGATCTTGGCGACGGCGACCCAATACGTCACCAAGGACAGGGCAGCGACGCATGGCGACGCCGAGCGCAATTTCAAGACGATCGCAGCTTACTGGTCTATCCATCTCGGGCATCCTCTGGCCGCAGCGGACGTCGCGGTGATGATGGCGCTCCTCAAGATCGCGCGCATCGGCAGCAACGCAGGCAACGCCGACAACTGGGTCGACGGGTGCGGTTATCTCGCGTGCGGGGGGGAGATCTCGACCTCTCCGGAGCGCGCCGAATGACCGCGCAAAAGAGTGTTTTTCGTTCTCTCTTTGTTCAGGAGGAGAGGACAGATCTCCCTATAGTATTCTCCTCTCCTCCCCTCCTTGATCCTGACCGGTATGAACCCGAAGGGGAAACCCCGCTAAAGCGGGGGTTACCCCTCCGGGGTTCTAGCCGATTTTGGTCTTTCCTGCACTCTCGTGCACTCCCAGAAAAGGATCTGACATGGCGCGCTATCTAGGCATCGATCCCGGTCTCGGCGGCGGGCTTGCCCTGATCGAGACCAAGGAGGGCGCGCCTCCCGCGTTCGTGGCGGGGACGCGCGTTCCGATCGTCAAGAACAGGGGCAAGAGCATGATCGACGCGCGCGCGCTCCTCGTCTGGCTCGACGACCTCGGCCAGATCGATCAGGCGGTGATCGAACAGGTCGGATCTCGTCCGGGACAGGGCGTCGTCTCGGCGTTCACCTTCGGGCGGGCAACCGGCGCGGTCGAGACAATGGCGCACCTCATGGCCGAGACGGTGATCTGGGTCACCCCGGCAGTCTGGAAGCGCGACCTCGGTCTCGGCACAGAGAAGCGCGACAGCCTCGACCTGTGCCGCTTGCGGTTTGGCGACGCCTTCACGTTCCGCGCGATCTCCGACGACGGCGTGGCGGAGGCGGCGCTTTTAGCGTATCATGCGGCAGGATACCGGTGAGGACATCATGGCAAACATCATAGCAAGGACGCGGGGCAAGACAGGCCCAAAGGGGCCGAGCAAGCCGCTCGACGACCTCGATGTCGTGATCGAGATGATCAAGATCCAATGCACGAAGCTCGAGATCTGCGCGGTGCTGGGCATCTCGGAGGACACGCTGACCCGGAGGATCCGCGAGAAGGGGATCGATGGCGTCGTAAATTTTGCGGACCTATATGAAAAGCACTCTCACGAGGGCAAGACGTCGCTGCGACGCGCCCAGTGGAAGGCAGCGCATAATGGCAACGTGACGATGCAGATCTGGCTGGGCAAGCAGATGCTCGGGCAGCGCGACCAGCTTCGGCAGCAGGTCGAGATCACCGGCGCGAACGGTGGGCCGGTGCAGACGGTCGACTTATCCCAGCTCTCAACAGAGACGCTCCTCGAGCTCTCGAAGGCGATGACAGATGCAGCTCCCCAAGATCACGACGGCGGACCGCGACTTAATTGAGGCGGAGCTATGCCGCCGCTCGGTGCTTTACTTCGCCAAGACGTTCTGGCCGGTACTCGAGCCCGGTCGAAAGCTCGTCACCGGGTGGCCGATCGAGGCGATCGCCGAGCACCTCGAGGCGGTGACGCGCGGCGAGATCCGCAAGCTCCTGATCACGGTCCCGCCGGGCTCGATGAAGTCACTCCTCACCCGCGCCTTCTGGCCGTCGTGGAGCTGGATCGCAGGGCCGTCGCTGCGCTATATCGGCGCGTCATACGCCGAAGCGCTCGCCGCGCGCGACAACCGGCGCGCCAAGATGATCGTCGAGAGCCCGCTCTATCAGCGGCTCTTTCCGCACGTCCGGCTCTCTGACGATCAGGCGCAGAAGGTAAACTTCGCGAACACCTCGACCGGATCCATGATGGCGACCTCGGTCCGAGGCCGCGCGACGGGCGAGCGCGGAGACGTCTTCGTCATCGACGACCCGCACAACGTGCTCGAGGCCGAGAGCGAGGCGATCCGCAGCGAGACGCTGCAATGGTTCCGCGAGGTCGTGCCCAGCCGCGTCAACGATCTGGACCGCAGCGCCTTCGTCTGCATCATGCAGCGCGTGCACCACGAGGACGTCGCCGCAGCGGCCCTAGAACAGGGCTACGAGCACCTCTTGATCCCGATGCACTACGACCCCCCGCGAGCGCGGACTACCGCCATAGGGTGGAAGGATCCGCGCACCGAGCCCGGGGATCTCATGTGGCCGGAGCGGTTCTCGGCGCGCGCCGTGGCAGAGCTCGAGACGACGCTCGGGATCTACGCCGCCTCGGCCCAGCTCGAGCAGCGCCCGACGCCGCGCGAGGGCGGGCTCTTCAAGGCGGACAAGATCCAGACGATCGACGCCGTGCCGCACGACGAGGAGATCGTCTGGTGCAGGGCGTGGGACTTGGCAGCGACCGACGGCGGCGGAGCTTACACCGCAGGCGTGCTCGTCGGATGGCGCGTAGCAGCGCGCCGGGTGATCATCGCAGGGGTTAGACGCGAGCGCGTCGGGCCGGAGGGCGTGCGGAAGCTCATCGAGGACACGGCGGGGATCGACGGGGACGACGTCCCGATCTCGATCCCGCAGGATCCGGGCCAAGCAGGAAAGGCGCAGGCGCGCGACTTCACCGTCCGGCTCGCCGGTTACCGCGTGCGGATCGAGCCGCAGACGGGCTCAAAGGAGACACGCGCCGAGCCGCTCGCGGCGCAGGTCGAGGCCGGGAACGTCGACATCGTGACCGGTCAGTGGAACCGAGACTTCATCGAAGAGCTTCGACATTTCCCGAGAGGCGTGTATAAGGATCAGGTGGACGCCGCGAGCTCTGCATTCAACGCAGTCGCACCTAAGCGTCAGAGAAAGACCGGTCTCTTTGTGGTCGGTGATCATGTGGGCAACAGAGCGAGGCCGGGCTGATGGCACAAGCACCAAAGAAAGCAACGGCGACCCGCGAGCTGGGCGCGTCAGGATCCTACGGGATGAACGACCAGCTCCGGCCGGACGAGTTCCTCCCGAAGCTACGCGGGCTCAACGCGACGCGGACGTTCCGCGAGATGA